CCTCTATCCTTGCGGATAAAGGGAATTTATGTTACCCGCATCTATTTTAAAATAGAGCCCTCCGGTAAACTCCTCGTGACGGTCTTGACGACGTTTCGTTTAGAACAGACGGGACCAATAAAGACAATGAACCAAAGTCAAAACATTAAAATTTTAAATTTAAGTTTGTCCATTCTTTCAAAATGGATTATTCCCAAATTACCAATTTCCCTAGATAAACAATATCTATACAAGGATTGTATAGAACATTGGTTATATAAGATCGAGTACTGGTTCCAGCACAATGGAATACCCTACACTTGTAAACGTGTTAAGGTGATTCGCGCTATAACTATAGCTTTCATTGCTAAAGAACCAATATTCAAAGTTAAGGAGTTTATCTCAATCAACAAGAAAGGTTTACCAGGGGACCTAGGTCCCATGCTAAAACTAATCGAAGGTGGAGATATCACTGACATCAAGTTTGTTCTTACACTTTTAAATGTAAGTAAAACTATTACTATCAGTCCCGATCCAAACTATGCACCAATAATTGAGGAATTTAAAGGTTCTATAGACCCGAAATGGGAATATAGAATTAATAGATTCTTCAGATGGCAACATATAAGGAGAGAATCCTTAAAGATTGACTTTAGAGATTATCATTTAAGTACAAAGACCTCTCCAAACGGAGGGAATGCTCTTAACGACTCATTGAGTGAGGTATTCAACCTAAAGAAGAATATGTCACTTTTTGAATCGATCTGTTGTATAGGTGGTAAAACACTAACCAACAGACTCAAAGATCTTTCACTACGTTTAAAACCTACCGGTGTTGATATTAAGACTCTGAGAAGAGTTACTTCAATATCAGACAAGGAAGGTAAAACCCGCGTGGTAGCTATACTTGATTATTGGTCACAGACGGCATTACTACCGTTACACAACTCCCTTTTGGGGGTGTTGCGATCACTGAAAAGTGATATGACTTTTAACCAGGGTAACTTCAAACAGGTTTTGGGGTCTGGTCCTTACTTTAGTTTTGACCTTAAGGATGCGACAGATAGGTTCCCTATTGCTTTACAGCAGAGGGTCCTTACCTATCTCATCGGAGAGGCTAAAGCTAAAGCATGGTCCGTTATTCTTATCCAAGAGCCCT